AATAAATGGCTATAAAAACGTTTAAAGAAATAATTGATAACAAAGGATATAGGATTTCTTCAAAAGATAGAGAAATTTTTGAAGAGGGAAAACTACAATCATTTTTTGGATTTTCTGATAACGATTATATTGAGTTTATTGCTTATGATGTTAATGATAATCAATTACCACTTAAAATTGATGAGTTTGGAAATAATGAATTAGTAAAATACATAAAAGTAAACACTGAAACAATTAAAAATTATTTTTTAATAAAAGATGATGTTGTTATTGAAAGAGGTAAATTTCCTTCTCAATATTTTATTGATGTAAAACGAATTCTAAATGAGTCAGGATATGAAAATGGTATATTTAAAACACAAGTAACTCTTATTAATAGAAGATTAGGGCATTTTAATAATGATTTAAAATCGAAGCTTTGGATAAAAGAAATTTCACCATCCAGAACAGAAATTAGTGTTTTACCTCAACAAAATGAAATATCAAGAACAACTGACTTAACTGAAAGATTTCAAATTTTTAAAAATAATGGAGAATTTAGAGAAGATAATTTAGTTTATATTCAACCTTATTTAAGTACAATTACTCCAACTAGAGTTGAAGATTTAATTAAACAAAAATATGGACAGAAATGGTATAGTAAATTAGAAGAAGAATTTAATATTCAAATTCAAACGTTTTCTACTCAAGTTTATGAAAAGTTTGTACAGGCTATAAATTATCATTTCGATAATCGAATATCTACCATTACCGATATTAATTATGGAAAACGAAAAAATAATGAACCAACAATACAACTTTCAGTAGAAACTATAAAAGAAGTTTTTAGAACTAAACTGACCGAAATAATAGATTATCTACTACCAAAAAGAACATTTAGCGATGCAGGTGTAGATATATCTTTTGATGAAAGTATAGACAAGGTTGGGGAAGTGTTACAACGAAGAGAAAGTGATACAAAAATAAAAACACAATTACCACTTGATAGAGTTGTTTTTGAAAAAACAAAAACTATTGCAGAATTAGAATTTGAATCTTTGGTTGATGATTTGATAATTGAAGAAGAAGTAGAGTTTCAATCTCCTGATAATAATGAAAAAGTAGATAGTGGTAATAATGGTGGTGGTCAATCAACAGAAGATATTGAAATAAGGGAATAATATGGCTGATACTTTTAGATATGGTGAACTTGGTGATTTAGAATTAGATAATATCAATCTACCTACTGACATTATTGATGATGAAGAAGGTAGAGATGGGTATGTTCCAAATACATCAGAACAAGAAAGAGAAGGTGATGTTCTTTCTATTGATTTATTTAATTTTGAAATAATATCTAATATTGATAATTCAGAAATATTTGTTGATAATGAGCTATATAGTACGAAAACACCAACCATTATACCAATCAAAAAAAGTGATTTATTTTTAAAGGATATTCAAAAATCTATTGAAGTACGAAAGGAAGGATATGTAAGTAGAGAAAGATATGATATTTATTTAGTTTCTACAAATAGTGTTCCTTTAAATGAACAAACACTTCTTAAAGATGGAGATGATTATTTAGGATTATCTAATTTAGATATTAGAGTAAATTATTATATAAATGACCAGTTACAAAATTTTAATACCGATAATGGAAATTTAGTAACACTTAATTTTAATCTAACAAAGGTAAGTAGTAAAGAATCTAATAAACGATTTTTTACAATAAATTTAACCGGTAAAAATGAATCAGTAATACTCGAAAGAGTAAGAGATATGAAAACTTTTCCATTAAATAATAATCAAGTATTCGAAGATAATTTGGGTGAAAAGTTTATTGTACGAAGTATAGATTCTCAAATATATAGATTGGCTCGATTAGATTTACTTACTTTTGATAATGATGGTAATATTGAAACACCAGAAATAATTGAAGCTAACGATGGACAAAGTATAAAGAGTGAAATAATTTTAAATCAAGACCTTACGTTAAATTTATACACTCAAAAATTGGTTTATGTAAAACAAAAAAATCCAAGAATAAAATCATATTCCACTAAACCTATAATTCATAATATAAATGGTAAGTCAGATGTACCATTAGCTATACGAAAAAATTCTGATGTAACCGATATATCAGTAATTGTTGGAGATGAAGTTTTTGAATTTAATAATTTAAAACCAGGGCCAGTTGCCGGAATTAAAATTCCAAAATGGGTTTTTGACCGAGTTGGTAATTATAATATGAAAGTTATACCTTACTCATTAAAAGAATTAAAAGAAAGAGAGGTCAATTCGTAAATGGCAGAAAATAATTTAAATATAACAAGATTATTTGAAACTCTTTCTAAAAATATTGCAGAAGGTGAACAAAATGGTATAACTATTAAACAACCTGTTAATAATGAATTAAACAAACCCGAAGGAGATTCAAGTACGTATAAACCCCAAAGTGAAAATATAAATGGTGGAATATCCGAAGCGGGTGGTGGAGACGGTCTTTCCATAACAAGAGAAGAATTTTTAGTACCTGAATTTACACTTGAACCAGAATATAAAATTGTAGATGATTCGATAAACTTACTTGAAAGTATAGTTGAAATAAATGTAAACGTGGTAGATGATATTTATGTTGATATTCCAGATATACGAAATATTGAATATCCATCAGAAGTACGAGGTGAAGATTTTATTGGATATGATGTTGATTTTCAAGTTTCATATCAATCTATAAATACTTCTTATGTAAAAGTTAGAATTAATGGTAGAGGTGAAAAAGAAATTCGATCTAACTCACCAAACACCACATTAACTTTTAACGTAAAAGAAATTGCAATAAATTATTTTGATTTAGAAGGAAATGAAAACGAAGATAAGTTAAGAATACCAATTGAATTTACACCAGTAAATGAAAGTGGAAGAACTCCTGTTGAAGGTAAAACAGAAGAAATAATTGTTTTATTTGATAAGGGTGATTTAGAAATACCAAGAACGGTTGCAATTAATAGAATAATCGAAGGATTCGATATTCAACTTGAAGAAAACGATGATATATTTGAATCTTCTAGATATTTAACTCATTTACTTCATATTGGTAATGGTAATAATAAAATTATATCTAACTGGCAGGGTGTAAAAGATACCAATGATTCTTATTTAGTGTTAAAACTTTATGAGCCATTATCTCCCGAAATAGAACCAAATGATAAAGTATGGATTTCAAAAATTCAATCAGTTCCAATAATAGAAACGGTAACAATATCTTCGGAAGATGATGAATATTGTCCACCACTCAAAGGAGCAAATTTTTCTTTAGAAGTTGATAATGGTATAGGGTTTCAAGTTTATGATGAACTATTATCAAGTGGTTCATCTACTTCATATGATTTAGTAAATGAATATACACAAAAATTAGGAATAGATACTGATAAACTTGAAATACAATTTACAAGTGGTTCTGTTTATGCATTCGAAAACTTTGTTCATTTTGGTTCAGCAGAAGAGCGTATAAAAAACTTTTGGTATAAAATACAATTATTAGAAACTTATGAAGCAACACTTGAAAACTTAACTGGAATTGAGTTGGAAGTGGCTGCAATAACAACCGAAAATGATTTTATACTATTAACCGAAACGGGTGACCAATTAGAAGTTGACAGCTTAACTCTTTCACCCACCACTGCGTTAGAAATTACACGAGTTACTAATAATGTAAATGAATTAGTACGAGGATTTGATTCGTTTGAAAGCTTTTTGTATAGTGGAACGGGTAGTTTATCTTATCCTAAAACAGGTGCAATATTAAAAGATACATCTGATGCAGATGCCATAGATTGGTATGATACTGCAATATCCCTTTCATCTAATTATGATAAGTATAACGTACATTATCTTAATAATAATTTGCCAATTCATATTGTAGAAAATTATGAAAATGAAGATTTTCTACTTTTTATGGATATGATAGGTCAACACTTTGATATTATTTGGGCGTACATTAAGTCAGTAACAAAAACCAAAAAGTTAGAAAATAAATTAGATAAGGGTATAACTAATGATTTGGTAAACACTATGTTGGAATCACTTGGTTGGGATTTAAATTTTGCATATGATTCTCAATTTTTATGGGAATATGCATTTGGTGAGTATAAAGATGGAAGTCCAAAATATGATAGAAGTTTAAAAAGTGCAAACCAAGAAGTTTGGAGAAGATTATTAAATAACTTACCTTATATTCTAAAACATAAAGGTACGAAACGAAGTTTAAAAGCAGTTCTTGCTTCATATGGAATACCAAGTTCTATTTTAAGTATAATGGAATTTGGAGGGCCACAAGATGTAGCAACAGGTAATACTACAAACTATACTTTTGATGATATAACTGCCGCTTTACGATTTGATTCTTCACAATACTTACAAGTAGAGTGGGGTGGTACTGGTTTACAATATTATCCAAATTCTGTTGAATTAAATTTAGAGTTTAATGAACCTGGTAATTATAATATTTTACAAAATGTAGATGGTAGTAATAATAAATGGGAAGTAAATGCCGTTCAAACAACTGGTTCATTCGGTAAACTTGTTTTATCCATTTCAGGTAGTAGTGATATTAAAACAACTGAAACCTCTCAGGTAAAACTTTTTGATAATGAATACAAACAAATTGTTTTAAATAGAACAGAAGGTGCACTTTCATCTTCATTTGATTTATTTATACAACAGGCTACCGCTGATAGAATAAAATATAGAGTAAGTTCTAGCTTAGAAATTGAAAATGGAAACTCTTATGAAGATGGTGGGGAGTTATTAGTAGGGTCAAATTTATCAGGTTCGATTGATGAATTTCGTTTATGGAAATATCCATTAAGTCAAGGTGCAATCGATAATCACACTTTAATACCTGATGCTATTGATGGTAATTCATATACAGCTTCGTCTGATGATTTATGGTTTAGATTAGACTTTGAACGACCAAAAAATAGACATAGTTCAAACGGTGATGACCAAATACTAAATGTTGCTATTAGTCAAGAATATGGAGTTGATTATGCAACTGCATTCAATTTTGATGATATTTCAACATATCCATACAATTATAAAACATATGAAAGACAAGTTACTGCAAAAGTTCCATCATTTGGAATTGGATTATCAAATAAAATACGATTTGAAGAACAAACACTAATATCTAATTTAAGTCATAAAACAAGAGCTACTAAAAAGTCATTAGACCAATCTCCAATAGACTCTCCAAAGCTAGGTATATTTTTATCTCCATCTAAAGAACTAAATTTAAGTATATTGCGATCTTTTGGAGATTTTAATGTAGACAATTATATTGGAAATCCAGCTGACATATATAGATATGAATATAAAGAATTAAAAACGTTAAGGGATTATTATTTTGAACGAATCACACGAGATTTTACAGAATATATAAAACTTGTAAAGTATATAGATAAATCTTTATATAAGGATTTAGAAAATTTAGTACCAGCAAGAGCCAAAGTTTCCAAAGGTTTATTAATTGAACCACATATTTTAGAAAGAAGTAAAGTAAAATGGAATAGACCTGAATCCAACAAACGGAACTATGAAACTCAAATAACTATTTTAGAAGATGATTTTATAGAATTAGATTTTCATAGTTATGTTGGGGAATATTCTGTTAATAATGAGATACAAAACTTTTCGGAATATGTTTCATATGAAGGTAATATAAATCAAAAAGATGAAACTCAATTAATTTCTACATATAACACATATACATCTTCTATAAATTATGAAGAATTTACACAATTAAATGGAGAAACTCCTTTTTATGATGGATTTATTTCTGCTCCAATTGGAACAACTATTGAATCAAAGGTAGGATTGACTGATTTTAGTTTAATTGGATTTGATTTAGAAAATGGGTTTGGTTTATTTGGTTCGGCATCTCATGCTATTGTAACAACACTTGATGCTAAAGGAAATTTAACACAAAGTAGAAAACAAGTATATTTAATAAAAGAGGCGTATACCGAATCTATTTATACTCAAACAGATGGATATCCGTTAAATACCAATCAAGTTTTTCCAAAATTTGGATTTGTAGATACTGGTAAAACTCGATTAAAAATAACACAATTACCATTTGGTGAATCCGCACCAACGGTTGGAGGTGATATTTTAGATGTAACTCCATTAAATGGTTATTTTTCTACACATTATAGAAATAATAATAATTTATCGAATGGTTTAAAAAAATCGTTTTATGAAGGAAGTAAACAAACTACGGCTACCACTCCTGATGGATTAAGTCCTGTTGAAACATTTACTACTAATCCAAATATATTAAGAGTAGCTGACACAGGAAGGGGAAGTGGAGAACCAATATTAATAGTTGATTAAATTATAAAAAAAAACTAAAAAAATAAATATTTATATTTATAATTGACAAAAGGAAAAAAATATGGCATATTTAGACAATACATCGATTACCGTTGATGCAATTCTTACCAAAAAGGGTAGACAGAAATTGGCATCCGGTCAATCACTTAACATAACAAAGTTTGCATTGGGAGATGATGAAGTTGATTATTCACTTTATGAACCAGCTCACCCATTGGGATCTGCTTACTATGATTCAGCTATTACTGCAATACCTGTTTTAGAAGCTACACCTGATGAGTCACAGGCTTTGAGATATAAATTAGTTACTTTACCAAAAAATACTACACAAATACCTATCGTTGACTTGGGTATATCGTCAATTAATACTACACAAGATGCAGGTGGAGTTGCAATTTCACCAACTACATCACCATCGGGTAATACTAATCTTGGATATACTGTTGTTTTAGCTGACCAAAGAGCAGGTACTCTTTCGGTAACACAAGGAGCAACTCAAAGAGGAGCAACTTCAAGTGCAGTAGGAGAACAAATTTCTGCAACAGCTCAGGTAGTAACAGGACTTACTTTCTCATTCACTCCAAACTCAAGTTTAACTCAAAATGTTTCAACTACGGTAACGGTGTATGGTAACGAAACGGGTGGTTCTCAAACTATTCCTGTTGTAATAACTTATAGAAATAATACATAGGAAAACTCATGGCAATAATTCAAGATCCAGAAATAACAACCGCAATAGCTAATTATGTAGCCGATAATCAAAATATTGATTCGGTAGAAATAGCAAGAATTATAAATCAAGGGTTAGACCCATCTCAAAGATTACAAGCTGGTGCAGATTCAACAACAGGACTATATAAAAGATTTTCTGATTTCGATAGAGTTGATTCAAAAGTAGAAGTAGTAACAACTGGTTTATGGTCGGGTGATTTAGGTTCTTTAACCGGATTTTATAGTTCATCAACTCAAATCGCAAGTACGGGTGATTATTACTATAATGTTTATAATTATGATCCTGCATTAACATCTTCCGCAGAAGTTCAATTTGCAGTTGCATATGGTCATGTTAATGGTAGTGGTTCAGTATCATTACAAAATGATGACACATCAACTTTGGCTACCAAAGCAACCTATAAACAATATGTATCTTCACTTTTAAATGATGCTGATGATAAATTTCAATTTGAAAATGGAAGTGGAGTTGCAACTGACTCAAACTCAATATATGCCGTAAATCTTTCTCGTTCAAGATTTAGAGAAAAAATGGATCCGGGTAATTGGACTGTTTTATTATCTGGTTCAAATGGTTTATTTTCTTTTGTTGATAATAGTGGTAAGAAGTTTGGAGATACTCTAGGAAATGCGGGTAGAGTGTTTAAAATTGTTAGTGGTTCTTTAAATTTAGGAACAGAACAAGATGTAACTATTAATACTACAACTGCTTCTAATGATGAAGGATATGGACTTTTTTATCCTGATAGAGGTATCTTAATATTTAATCCATCGGCATTACAAGATACTGTTGGTGCACCTCAAGATTGGGATGGTAATTCAGTTGGAACTTTGGTTGGAAATGAATCAGTTGATGCTGATTATCAAAACCATTTAAGACTGTATCACTCAATGAGACAAGGTGGAGATTTCCAAGCAAGAAGAACAGAAAAAGTTGAAACTCAACATTTCTTTGTAAGAGCAACAAACAGAGAATTTAACTATTCAAACAATCCAACATATACTAATAATGATGGAACATTTGTAGAAACTTCATTTGAAAGTGATCCAAAAACATATATTACTACAGTTGGACTTTATAATGATGGAAATGAATTGATTGCAGTTGCAAAAACTTCTCAACCAATTCCAAAGTCATTCGACAAGGAAGTTCTTATCAAAGTAAAATTATCTTTTTAATAAAGTCTTATTAAAGTTTTTTAAACCCCCTTAAATGGGGGTTTTTTGTTTTTGTATATTTATAATAAATACAAAAGATGTTTAAAACAATTCCACCATCAAATATTACCGTAACTCCATTTAAAGTTCATAAAGAATATACTTTAACTGAAAATGATATTACACCATATTTTGGTAAAGAAATAACAGGATCTTTATTTGACCCCTTAACTGATGAAGTTTCAAATGGCGTTTATAAAAGAATTTTATTTGATAGTATAAAAGCTCAATTTTATACAAATTCATCTACTGCATCATTGTTAACCGAAGTAGGATTAAGACAATCTTATGCATCTACAGATGAACGAAATTTAGGAGAAGAAATTGCGGTAATATCCATACCACAAGATATGTATGGTGAAGGATTGAAGGTAGGATCGGTATCTGTTACAGATAATATAACCACTTATACAGATGACTCTTATTCTAATTTACGAGATAATAGTGATAATGTAGTTGGAAATATATTCTATGATAGAGGTTTGGTTATACTAACGGATTCTGTAACATCTGGTTCTACATTATCAAATTTTGAAATAAGTTATAAAGCAACTACAACTATTTATGAAAGTGAATTTCTTTTAAATGTAGAAGAAGGTGAATTTAATATATCAACTAATCCATCTGCAGTAGAAAATAGTTTTATAAAATTAAATACAATACAATCATCATTTGACCCAACTGTTTTCGGTGGATTTGCTGACTATGATGTTTCATCATCAGTAGACCCAACTGGTTCATATTTAGCTCCTTACGTAACAACTATAGGACTTTATGATGATAATGGGGAGATGATGGCAGTAGCTAAACTCCCAACACCCATAAAGTCTTTACCTGATTATCCAATTAACTTTTTAGTAAAAATTGACACTTAAATAAAAATTTATTATATTTATTATTAAAATAGAAATACTATGCCAACAATTAAAGAATTATTAGAAACATCACCACCGGAAACTTCTAAAGCAAATGAGAAGGGTGTAGATACTACTCCAATCGGTGATGATAATCCAAGAGGTGAATTTTCTCCAACAGTTGATTTATCAAAAGATGAATCAAGACTTTCTGTAGCGAGAGGTGGTAAACTAAATACTCAAAAATACTCCGATACCGTATCTAGAGATTAAGTTTATGAATTGGATATATGATGGCAATCAAGTTTCATCTGTTGATGATATGCCTGAAGGAGTTTATGGATTTATTTATGAAGTTACTCATTTACCCAGTGGAAGAAAATATCTTGGTAGAAAACAAGTAACCTTTACACGAAAGAAAAAAATTGGTAAAAGAGAATCTAAACAAATAAAAGAACAAAAAAAATTAAATGGAGAACGTGCGGTATCTCCAAAATATAAATATGTAACCAAAGAGTCTGATTGGAAAGACTATTATGGATCATCAGATGAAGTTAAAGAACTACTTAAAGAAGGTTCAACAGACGATTTTAAAAGAGAAATTTTAGAGTATGCTTTTCATAAAAAACAATTATCTTACAAAGAAACATCATTACTTTTTACAAGAAAAGTGTTAGAAACAGATGAATATATAAATTCTAATATACAAGGTAAGTGGTTTAGAAAAGATACCAAAGACATTATTCAATAATTAAATATAATAAAATGACACTACAACAAGTTGCAATAAAATATAGAATATCTGAAAACTCATTAGGTTCAAAAGAAGAAGGACTTATTGTTGCCGCAAAATCAATTGATGATATTATTTCAGAAATGAGAAGAAGAAATGAAAATGGAGATTCTATACAAAAGTTATTAAGATTAAAAGATTTTTTGATTGATGTAAAAAATACATCATTTTAATTGACATTTAATATTTTTTTTCGTATATTGTTTCTGTATGCTAACAAATAGAAATAAGAATACAGTAATAAAAATACTTGATAGAAGTCTTGGAGTTGGAAATTCTCTTAAAGGAGATGAGCGTTCTCACTACTGTCCTTTTTGTCACCATCATAAAAAGAAACTTCAAGTAAACCTAGAAAATCAAAAATGGCATTGTTGGGTATGTGATTCCAAAGGAAGAACTATATCTTTTTTACTTTCAAAGTTAAATGTTGATTATTCTGAAATACAAAAAATAAATTCTATCTATGGTGATGATGGTAGTTATTCAAAAACAAAATCAGAAGATGAATCAAAAATACAACTTCGATTACCAAAAGAATTTATTTCTCTCAAAGATAAACCTATAGAAATAAATCCATATTATAATCAAGCAATTTATTATCTTAAACAAAGAGATATTGGAATAGATTTAATCCAAAAATATAATATTGGATACTGCGAAGGTGGGTTATATGATGGTAGAATAATTATTCCTTCATATGATGAAGAATTAAATTTAAATTATTTTGTAGCTCGTACATTTTATGATGATGATACGGTTATGAAATATAAAAACCCACCAGTAAGTAGAAACGTAATAGTTTTTGAAAATCAAATAAATTGGAATGAACCAATAATTTTAGTGGAAGGTGTTTTTGATTCCTTTTCAGTAAGAAGAAATGTAATACCTTTACTTGGTAAATTTATACCAAAAATATTGTTAGATAAAATAAAAGAAAAAAAAGTAAAAGAGATTATAATTTTACTCGATAATGATGCAGTAAATGAAAGCTCAAAGTATGCTGATTATTTCTTAAAAAATAATATAGAAGTAAAAAATATAATACCATCATCAAAAGATGCTTCTGATTTAGGATTTGATTATGTTAATAATTTAATTAAATCTACAAAAAATACAAAATGGGAAGATAATATTTTCTCTAAACTTAATACCATATGATAAAAAAAATATATCATGTCGCGGATTTGCACATTCGCAACCTTAAAAGACACAAAGAATATAAAGAAGTATTCGATAAATTTTTACAAGAAGTAAAAGATAATGATTTAGGTGATGAAGCAGTTATTTATTTAGCAGGTGATATAGCTCATGCTAAAACTGAAATGTCACCTGAATTGATTAAAATGATTAGTTGGTTTTTAAGTGAATGCTCAAAATTACACCATACTTTTCTTATTACAGGAAACCACGATTGTAATTTAAATAATAATTACAGATTAGATGCACTTTCTCCTATTGTAGAAAATTTAAACAATAACCGAATACATTATTTAAAAGACACTCAAGTTTACGATTTTAAAAACTTAACTTTTGTAGTTTATTCAATTTTAGATGATAAGAAAAATTGGCCTTCTGCTGATGAGGTTAAAGGGGAAAATAAAATATGTTTATTTCACGGACCTGTTAATAAAGCTCAAACTGATATTGGATATACTGTATCTTCAAATTCATTTACTGCTGATATGTTTGATGGGTTTGATATGGCGTTACTTGGTGATATTCATAAAAGACAAAATTTAGGTGAAGGATATGAATGGGCAGTTTACGCTGGTAGTTTTGTGCAGCAAAATCATGGAGAGCTTTTAGAAAATCATGGTTATTTATTATGGGATGTAGAAAGTAGAACATATACCGAGCATAATATCCATAATGATTATGGGTTTTTAACTATTGATATAAAAGACGGCCAAGTTCCAGAATGGGTTTATGATGAAGTAAATACCAAAAATATTGTTGGTAATGTTCGAGATGAAACTTTTCAAAATAAACTTATCAAAGAATATTTAGAAACTCAATTTTTATTAGAAGATGATGATTTAGAAGAAATTGGTAAAATTAATAAAGAAATAAATTCTAGAATAGATGACTCTAAGGGAGCACAAAATATAGTTTGGTATCCAAAGTCATTTGAATTTTCTAATATGTTTTCTTATGGTGAAAGTAATAAACTAAGGTTTAACAAAGCAAATGGAATTATAGGTATATTTGCACCCAATGCTTCCGGTAAATCATCTTTATTTGATGCACTTTCTTTTTGTATATATGATAAAACATCACGTACTTATCTTGCTAAAAATATATTAAATAATAGAAAGTCAAACTTTTATTGTAAATTCAATTTTGAAATAAATGGAATTGATTTTTTTGTTGAAAGAAAAGGTAAACTCATTAACAAAGGAAAAAATGTAAAAGTAGATGTAAACTTTTGGAAAGAAGAAAATGGAATAACAACATCTTTAAATGGCGAACAGCGTAGAGATACAAATCATATTATTCAACAGTATTTGGGAACATATGAAGATTTTGTTTTAACTTCACTTTCTTTACAAGGTAATAATGCACTTTTTATAGATAAATCTCAAAGTGAACGAAAAGATATACTTGCTCAATTTATAGGTGTAGATATATTTGATAAACTTTACAATGAAGCATCGGAAGAAAATAGAGAAAATAGAACTTTAATTAAAAAGTTTAAAAGAGATGACTTTACTTCCAAACTTGCTGATATAGAATTGCAATATAATAAAAAACAAAATGAATATAAATTATTAAATACAGAATTAAAATCTGCAAAATCACTAACAGAAGATATAAATAAAGAAATACTTTTATTAAATAATCAGTTAGTAAATATTTCCACAAGTGTAACAGATGTAGATATTGCAAAATCTGAATTAGAAAAATATAAAACTGAATTATCTTCATATAAAGATTTAATCAATAAAACTCAAAATAGTATTGAAGAATTAGAAAAAAATCAAATAGAGTTAGAAGATATATTAGATGAATATGATTATGATGAGTTAAAAGAAAAAGTTGAAAGGTCTAATAAATTACAAAATGATTTACAAAATATTCAAATTGAAATTGAAAAAAGAACATATAAACTATCGTCTTTTAATGAAAGAAAATCGCATTTAGATACACACAAGTATAATGAAAATTGTGAGATTTGTATGGAAAACTCACATACTATTTTAGAACAAAAAGAAAAGATAGTTAATGATATTAAAGAAATAAATCAATCAATAACTGAGTTAAATAATAAAGAATCTAAATTAAAACATAGTATTGATGAACTTATTGAATATAAAAACCAATATTCATTATACATTGAAACTAAAGAAAAAGAAGTTAAAATAGATAGAGATTTAAATAATTTATTAACTAAAATTTCTAATTATGAAAATAAAATTTTAGATTTTACTAACAAAATTGAAAATTTAGATAAAGAAATATCCCAATATTACAAAAATGAAAATATTATTAAAAATAATAATAAAATAAAAAGTAGTATTAAATTAAAAGAAGGCGAATTAAACTCAAATAAAAAAGATGTAACCAATAAAGAAAATAAGTTATTATCTATAAATGGAGAAGTTTCTTCACTTAAAAATCAAATAGAAAATATAAGTGATAGAATTGATGAAGTAAAACAACTTGAGGAACAGAATAGATTATATGAATATTATTTAAATGCATTAAATAGAGATGGTGTTTCTTATGATTTAATTTCTAAATCACTTCCTATGATAGAAGGTGAGGTAAATAATATACTGACTCAAATTGTAGAGTTTGGAATGCAATTGGAAATGGATGGTAAAAACATTAATGCTTATATTGTCTATGATGACCAACGATGGTCTTTAGAAATGTGTAGTGGTATGGAACGATTCATATCAGGTCTTGCAATTCGAATTGCTTTAATTAATGTATGTAATTTACCAAGACCAAATTTTTTGGTTATTGATGAAGGGTTTGGTACATTAGATAGTGAAAACTTAACATCATTGTATATGTTATTTTCTTATCTAAAAACTCAATTCGATTTTGTTATGATTATATCTCATATTGATTCAATGAGAGATGTAGTGGATAACCTAATTGAAATAAAAAAAGAAGAAGGATTTTCTTCAGTTAAACTTTAGTAGAGTTTGATTTCAGTATATTAGTGGTAGGTTTGGTTGATATTCTATCTTTTATTAGAGATTCAACCAGACCTTTTATTTTATATCCCCTATCATTGCAAAATTGTTTTAGATGTCTATGTACATCTTCATCTATTTGAATCATTTTATATTTCTTGTTCATATTTTTCCCATTTAAGCTCGCTATTTAAAATAAAAGTACCAATGTATTTTTGATTCCATTGATCGGGTTCAATCATAGATAAAAAATATTTATCTTGTTCTTTTTTGTATAAAAAATAAATATTACCCACAATAGGTTCAAATTGAAAACTACAATTATAAATAATTTCATTCCATTTATAATCTTCTACTAGTTTTTTATATTCTTCTTTTAATTCTTCAAATTTTGTAGAAATTTGATGATTTACTTTTCCTATTCCTTTTTGTTTCCACGAAGATATATCATTTAACTTAATAGATGGAGCACCAACGTTAGAACCATATGGTAGTAACTTAGCATAAAATCCTCTTTCTTCTGAATAAACCACTTGATCAGGATATTTTTTCTGTTTTTTCAAAAATATATAGTTTTCTTTAGTTTTCTTATATAAATAGTAAATAATAATTTATTATATCATATTTATTTAGGACAATCTAATAGAATATATGCCAAGAATAAAAAAATTCTCACCAGTTCAAAATTTATCCCAAATTCAAACATTCGTTTTAGATGACGGTATAAATTCAAAATATTTTAAGATTACGGAATTTAAAGAAACCTTTACCGGTGGTAAAAACGGATTTCTTATAGAAGGAACTAAATATCTTAAAGAGGGTGTTGAAATAAAAATTGATATTACTGATGTAAATGGAAATCCAGTTTATTTTGAACCCGGTGATGGTATACCAGAATATTATGAAGGAACTTCTAAATTAGTTTCTGTTTATGTTTACCAAGATACTCCAATTGGAGAAGCTAATATAACGATACTTGGTGAATTAAAAAGATATGAAGATGAAACTGGATTAGTAAGAGATATACCTGATGAGTGGAAAGGTATATATAATGTAAAGTGGCAAAGAACGTTTGCTATAAACAAAAATATCCAAAATGAAGACCGAGTTAGATTTGTCCGAAGACCGCAAGTAAATATTGATGAAATAGTAAAACCAGTTTTTAGTGTAAGTCCAAGAACAAAAACTCATTCTGGTTCATTAGATGGTGCAGCTTTATCTCCATCAAATGGTACAAATATAGATGATTATACTTTACCAACTACTTATAGATTATTTAGAAACACCGGCCCTTCTTTTTCGGGTTCAATGGTTGGAAATCAAATTCAATTTGATAACTTACAATATACTCCAACTATTTTAGATGTAGTAAATGACGAAGAGTTGGTAGTAGATACTCCCTATACTGAAAACTCAATTGTTCGCCCACTTACAAATGGATTATATACTAGTTCATTTATTTATTTAGAAGATGGTGATGAGTTAGCTACCGCACTTACTGCATCGTTTGCAAAGATTAAGATTACCGATATGAAAACCTTTGTTGGAGATGCAGCAAGGGTAAAGGTTTTTAGGAGGTCACAATCCCAATTAACAGACTTTGAATTCGTACAAGAAATTCAATTAGAGTCAAACGAGTTATTAAGAGATTTAGATTCTAAAAATGAAGTTGAAACAAACTTTGGATTACTCACCGAACAAATTTTTCAAAATTATTGGATTACATCATCTAATAATTTAACAACGGAAATAAATCAAAATATTTTATATAATTCGGTAAAGTTAGATAGTGTTGGTCTTAATTCTTTTTTTACAAGTCAGTCATTTGATGTAAATCAAGATGTAGAATATACACTTACTTTTAATGTAAAAAAATTAGGTTCAATAAATTCTGATGAATATGTTAAAGCTTTTTTAGGTAGTACTCCAGGACCGATAGTAGAGGATACTAGTGGAGCAATTCCATGTGCACAAGCATCTTCTTATACTGGTGGAGAGTCTTACCCAACTGAGCAAACTGTAAATTTAGGTGAAAATACGGGACTTACAGAATTACAATTTAATGCTATAAATGTACCAGATAGATTTATTGTTGAGTGGGATGGTAATGTCGTAATTGATAGTGGATATGTAGGTGGTTCTGAATATGATTTTGGTGGTGGTTCTCGTGCTACATTTACATCTGGTTTAACTGGTGAATTAGACCCAATAACCGGTAATACTTATCCTGATTTTGTTACATATACAGATGACGGATACCCAAGAGTAACCACTCAAGCTAATCCGTTATTACCCGATGGATCCGGATCAGGAAATTTTAATAAAACATCATCATCTCCTCAATTAGCAGATGTTAAGGTATATGCCCCATTGGGTGGAACTGCTTGGGATTTAACTTTATTCTGCCCACAAAATCCACCTATATTAGATGTAGAAAGAATATCTAATCCAGATACAATACAAGAAATTACAACTTTACAATCATCTAATAATGTATTACAAAAATTTGAAGTTGAAGAAAATTTTATAGCAAATAGTATTGATGATGTTAGATTATATTTTGAAATATCGGGTTCTGATTGGTATATTTCCAATATTTCATTAAAAGCTTCGCAAGAAACTTCTTTTTCACCAGATGAAATTACATTTATACAACAAGTTCCAAAAACGTTAGAAACGGAAACGTTTGATTATAGATTTGAATTTTATGATATTAACAATAATTTTATTCCAGTAAATGTAGAGCAAACAAAAACTTTTACTGGTGGAAATTTAAATTTATTTCAAAAAAGTATTGAGCTAATTCCTGATAATTTATATTTCAGTTTTGACTCTGCATCTAATCCTGCTAATGCAATTCCACCAACGGTAATTAATATAGATGTTGAAACAACGTTAGTAACCGGTTCAATTAACTATACATCTCAATCATTTGATTTAGATGGTAATTTAATACCTTCCCAATCATATAATGGAGCAACGGATGTTTATCCTGGTTTATTAGATACAACAGATAATAGAGCTCCGTTTTTAACGGTTGCAAACTTTACAGGTTCAAAAGAAGAAAATATAGTTCAATTTGTACGAATTACTGGTGAAGTAGAAGGGGTAAGTGATACTATAATTATTACAAGAGTTGAAGATGGAAAGGGTGGAGTCAATTTTGAGATTAGACCATTTCGTGGTACTTCTATAAAAAATAAAGAAGATAAAAGTTTAGAAGTACAAGCCATAAGAATTGATGGTATAAATGAAATTCAGTTAAGAGATGGATTGGAAAGAAACTTTTCAAACGCCAAATTACGACTTTTATCATCTTCTATTGATGGAGGTAATACGGTTGAAACTTATGTTTCTCTTTCACAGGCAATTACTGATCCTAATTTTATAACCGGTGTTTCTGCAGGTACAACAGGTAGTGGTGAAATAGATTATAATGCCGAGTTTAATAGAGATGCGATTGATAATGAATTAGTATTATATCTTATGGATGGCCCAACTACGGAGTCAATCCTTACTTCTCTTATTCTTAATGATTTAAAAGATGGTTTAAATAATGGTAGTATAACCACAACAAATAATACATTTACCATAAAACCAAGAGAAGAAAGAGTTTTTACTCCTAGTCAATCAACCGTAACTGGTTCATTTTTTGAAAGAGGAAAAACCGAAAGTCCTTTATCAGGTACGTTAGTAATTACTCCTTCAATGTCTCTACAACCAAAAACAGAACTTCCACAATTTTGGATGTTTTATGAAACGGGTGCATTTGAAGATAGAATAACTGTAAATGTAACTGATGGAGTTGGTAATAGTATAGAAAGTGGAATTCCTAATGTTACTCCAAATGTAAATTATACACCAGAACAGACAAAGTTATTAAATGTAGAATTTATTTATACCGAAGATGTAACAAATGTTCAAATATCAAATAGTGAAACTTTTACAATAGTTCCCGAAGGATTGCCAGGTCAAGACTCAATTGAAATTAACATAGAACCAAATCCTGTAAATGTTGGTGCTAATTCAAAAGGTGAAGTTAGTAATTATGAACTTTTAGATACAACAATTACCGTTACACAAGGTGACTTACCACTTATAAATACAGCAAGTGGTGATCCTGGTACATTTACAACATCATCTATTGTAGTAAATGGACTTGAATTTGAAGGCGTACAAGGAAATTCATTAACTTCTATGAGTTTATCAGGATTTAATTCTATGTCTGCTCTTTCGGCAAGTATTGAATATAATTTTGATATTTTCCCGTATTTTACTGCTTCTATTATTTCTAGAAGTAAAGTTCAAAAGTTTAATAAATCGGTTGATGGTGCAGGTGCAATTGAAGTATTGATTGAACCAATAAATGCTTCTATTAATGCTGATGAAAGTGGATTTGTAAATGCCGATAGATATGGAATTTTAGATACAACACTAAAAGTAAAACAGGCAGAAGAGTTTTTGGTATTTGATATTCAAAACTTGGGTACACCTGGTACATATACTGCATCCATAGTACCAAATGGAATTTTAATTGGGGATATATCATCATCTTCACAAGACTCAAACACAATTGGTGATGATACGTTACATATTCAAAATTTTAATAGTTTTGTTATAAATGAAAATTCAGCTTCTGTTAATTATGATTTAGTAGTATATCCTTATTCTTTAAAAGATGGAGTTGCAGGTGTACCAACTCCAATTACAAGAAAACAAGTATTTTCAAAAGTAAATGATGGTTCGGCTGCAAGACGAGTAAAACTCACATCAAATACTACTACCATAGTTTACAATGCAGACGGTGATATTGAAACCCCTGCTGGTTCGGTTATATTAACGGCTGCATCTTCTAATACAACTGGTTCGGTATATTACAGATTTAAAGATGAAAATGGTAATACATTACAAGGGCCTCTTACATCAAACACATATACGGTAAATGATCCACCTGCGAGTGGAGAACAAGCTACATTTACTGTTGAACTTTTAGATGGTGGTACAACTGCACAAGTTTTTGATACAGACTCGGTAACAATAGCTGCTATTCAATCAGGTCAATCATCTTATAATGTAATTCTTTCTAATGCAAGTTCAACGGTAGAAGTTGAAGTAGATGGAACGGTAAATTTAGACCAAACTAAAACTGAAATAAGAGCATATAAAGCAGGTAATGAACTTGATATAGTTGACCAGTTCGGTACAACTAACTCCGGCCCACCTGACTTTTTACCGGTAGTAATAAATGAAGCATCGGCTTCTATTGTAGATTATTCATCTCATATTACCTTATTAGATAATAAACTAGGCGAGGATTCCTCAAATCTTTATGTAACTTCATCAGGTTTAGCTTCTTGGACTAATCCACAGGTTAATAGAACTGCGTTTATTACCTATAAAGTGGATTTTGAAGATGGAAGAAGTGAACAACAAATAACACAAACACTAACCGCAGTATTTGAAGGTGCAACCGGTCCTGGTTTGGTTATGAGGGGAGAGTGGACTGGTTCTATACCTTATATATTTGATTTAGACCAAAAAAGAAGAGATGCAGTATTCAAAGATATAAATGGTAGTGTTCATTATTGGGCAACAACCGAGTTAACACCAACTGCTTCTGTTTATACCGATGGAGATGAGGTTTATACACTGGAACCTGTTTATACCGAGGGTGTAACTGAAGAAGGTGATATTGACTATGATACAACTTGGCAATATTTGGGAGAACAGGATTTCTTTGTAGCAGCTAAGTTAGCAATATTTGAAGAGTCATTTGTTAAAAATACTATAAATATTGGTACACCACCACCTGGTGAAGAAAATGCAAAAATAGCCATAGTTGGTGGTACTGATGAACCTTATATTTCAGTAGGACAAACTGGTATACAAGGATTTAATCAACCCCTTTGGGTGACATTCGTGGAAATTGGACTGCTGGTGTAACTTATCTACCAAATGATATAGTTGCTTATGAAGGTAATACATACACTTTGATATCTACTACTCCAATTACTGCAACAAATGATAGTGATATTGATACAGGGTTTCCTGATGAAGCAACTAATAGTTGGACTATTGCGATTGCATCGGGTACAAGTGGTACTGCTGGGGGTACTGGTAAATCATTAAGTATAAGTGCAAATTCTCAAGTTTATATTTTTGATAATTTTGGTGATACTACACCCGATAATGATATAATAAACTTTTCGGTAAAACAACAAAATTTAACAGGTGAAGTTTTAGGTTCTGATATTACAATTACTAAATCAGATGGAAATACCATTACTACTCCAACTTTAACAGGTACTATAACAGATGGTACAGGTCAAAAGTCATTTGATTTATCTTTTTCAGGCGATATTGGTGATAAATCATTTTTACCAATTACTGCTTCTGTAACCAAAGATGGAATAACAGATTTACTAAATATACAAAAAATAGAAGGTGGTGCAGATGCAGATCCTCAATATTTTATTACTCCATTAAATGGTACTCAACTTAAAAATAGCACAGGTACGTTAGAACTAAAAATACAATCTTCCGATCCTGTAAATGGATTACAAGATATTACAACCGGTGATATTAAAATATATAGTGGTTCAAATCTTATAACAACGTATGCTAATGTTAGTGGTACTGATTACAACCCAATTATTTCAGCTGATGCCATATTTGGAACGATGGACTTAATACTTTCGGGTAGTGATGGTATACTTGACTCAATTACACTATTAGACGTAACAGATGGTTTAGGTGGAGGTTCGTTTTTAGCATCAAACTTAAAATTAACACGAACTACATCAACTAATCAGTTTCCAATAACTAATGAATATACGCCATCATTTTTATCTGCAACTGCTTCATTTTTTGATGTTCAAAGTACAGAATATCAACAGGCATTTTCAATCTCTGCATCATTTGAAAGTGAAACAGATTTTATGTCTTATGAAACAAGTTCAACAATAACTTCTCCAAATATTGAAATTGTTGATGTAAATAACGGTGATGGAATTTCTTATTCGGGTCCTGGTGCGTCAAATAAACTTGCAACAAAAGATATAAATATAGTAGTTAAATTTACCGATCCTGTTTCAGGTCAGTCTAGTACAATAAATGAAACTTTTTATGTTATATCAGATGGATTAGATGGTTTAGATGCAATAAATGTAGTAAATTCAAATCCATCAGAAACTTTACCATCAAGTAATGCAGGTGTTGTTTCTGATTATAATAATAGTGGTACTATAATAGAAGTTTTTGAAGGCACTGCTTCCTTAAATTATGATGGAGTTGGTACATCTCCTGGCACTTGGAAAATAAATACATCACAAATACCTGACTCAACTATTACAATAGGGTCAATTACATCACCACAAAATGCGGCTATTATTGATGACCATGATGCAATGGATAATGGAACTAATAGAGTTTCTATAAAATACTCCATAACAGGTTCAAGACGAAATGGTTCAGAATTTTTTACCGAAGCATCACAAGTAATAACAAAAGCAAAAGCCGGTAGTGATGTAAACTTAGTAAATTTAATTGCAGATAATATTGCTATTAGTTATGACCAAGATGGATTAAATCCATCTCCAACAAAGATAGACTTAATAGCATCATCATCAAACTTTAACAATGCATTCTTCAAGTTTACTGGTGGAGGTGGTGCATTTACTGATGAAAGTACATTTACCGATGGATTTACTCAAAATACAGACACGGCTTCGTTTATTGTTCCATCATCTTATTCTCAAACTCCATATACATTTAGAGTGGGAGTTGCGGATGGAGACCAAAGTGAATTAGCTAATGATATACTTACTATATTTTCATTAAAACCTGGCGCAGATTCAGATCCTCAATATTTTATTACTCCATTAAATGGTACTCAACTTAAAAATAGTAGTGGTACTTTAGAATTACAAGTTCAATCGTCAGATCCAATTAATGGTTTACAAAATGTAACCGATCCAAGTTTTGCAATTTACACAGGTTCTGTTTTAGTTACAAATATATCAGGTGTTACTGGAACTGATTTAAATCCTACCATAGATGCATCAGCCATTTTTGGTACTATGAATTTATTTTTATCAGGTAGTGATGGAGTTTTAGATTCACTTACTTTACTTGATGTAACAGATGGTTTAGGTGGTGGAACATTTAAATCTCCAAATTTAAAAACTACAAGAGATATAAGTGATAATTCGTTTAATCCATTATTTTTATCAGCAACCGCATCATTTTTTACTCCATCAGGTGTTGAATATACCTCAAGTGTAAAAATTACTCCATCATTTGATACAGTTGATAAAATGGCAGTTTCATCAGCTGATGGTGATACTACCAATATAACAATTACCGCAGGTGATGGGATGGTGCAGATGGTATAGATGCTTTGACTGTGGCACTTACCAATCCTGCACATAATATTCCAGCAGACTCATCTGGTACAGTTTCTTCATTTGATGGAAGTGGAACTACTATTAAATTATTTGAAGGAACTTCATCACTTGATTATGATGGTGTAGGTACTGCAAATGGTAAATGGACTGTTTCTGCTACGGGTGATGGTATTACTCCTGGCTCTATAACCGAAGATGGTAAATTTGCCATAGTTGGTAATCATAGTTCAATGACTGAAGATTCTGCATCAATTGAATATACTATAACAGGTAAAAGATTAAACGGTAGTGATATTACAGATACCACTGCTATTCAAAGTTTAGTAAAATCTAAAGCAGGTGTTGATGGTGTAGGTTCATTTGTTACAAGATTAACGGCAGATAATTTTGTTATTACCTACGACCAAGATGGATTGAATCCTTCTCCATCATCTATTAAACTTATTGCAAGTTCGTCTAATTTTACCGATGGATTTTTTAAGTTTACAGGTGAAGGTGGATTTTCTGATGATGCTTCATTTTTAGATGGGGAAACTGCAAATACTGATGAAAGAACGTTTACCGTTCCATCAACATATTCTCAAACTCCATATAAATTTAGAGTAGGAGTTGCAGATGGAAACCAAGTTGAGAGAGCAAGTGATAATCTTTCCATAGCATCGGTAAAACCTGGTTCTGATACAACACCACAATATTTTATTACATCTATTGCAGGTGGTACTCAAATTAAAAATTCTGGTGGTGGTATAGAACTTCAAGTTCAAAAATCTTCAGTAGATGGATTAGATGATATAACAAGTGGTACAGATGCAAGAATTTATATTGATACTACATTACTTACCGTTCAAACAGGTATAACCGATGGTGGGAATGGAGTTGAATATAACCCAATAATAAGTGCATCGGCAATCGATGGTACGCTTGTTTTATCACTTAGATCTGGTAGTACAGGTCAACATGGAGTATTAGACACAATTACATTAGTTGATGTAACGGATGGACTTGGTGGTGGTACGTTTCTTTCTCCAAACTTAAAAACTACTAGAGATCCATCTGATAATTCGTTTAATCCATTATTTTTATCAGCCACTGCATCTTTCTTTGATATAGATGGAAGTGAGTACACATCTTCAGTACAAATTACTCCATCATTTGATACAGTTGATAAAATGGCAGTTTCTAATGCGGTAGGTGATACTACCAATATAACAATTACCGCAGGTGATGGTGATGGTGGAACAATTACACTTGGTGGTTCATCTGTAGCAACCAAAGATACTGTATTAACCGCAGTATTCACTAGTCCTGTAACTGGAAAAACAACAACAACTACTGAAACATTTTACATTATTTCAGATGGTGCAGATGGTATAGATGCTATTACTGTTACTACAAATAATCCATCTCATACCGTACCTGCAGCAGCAGATGGTACAGTTTCATCATTTGGCCCGGAGATAGCTCATTTTCTATTGGTAACGTTATAGTAAATCCTACTGGTGATTTTACCATAGATGGAACACCAACCGAAGGAGCAGACTTTATTGAATATGGTGATGGTACTGCAATGAATAGTGCTACTGACGTAGTAACTATTACATATGGTATAACTGGGTCTAGAGCGAGTAGTGATGAATTTAGAATTGATACAACCCAAACCATAACTAAAGGAAAGGCAGGTTCTGATGGTAGTTCTGGTGCAGATGGTTCAAGTGGTTCGGACGGAGATACTGGTTCACCGGGAGCAGGTGTTGTTTATAGAGGTGAATGGGATCCAACAAAAGACATCGTTTCAACAAGTGAAAGAAAAGATGTAGTAGTTTATGACGATGGTGG